GATCGCGTGCAGGCGGCCTGTGCCCGGATGCTGGTGCCGCTCGGGGAGCTGGGCCGATGATGAAGATGTGCGAGGTCCGCGTCGGGATGCTGTTTCGTGATACGGCCGGGTATCTGTTGACGGTGACGGCGCTGACGGAGCGGGGCTTCACGTATTCGTATGAGACAGGCCATCCCTTGATTCCACGATGGGGCTGGTCAATCGCGAAGGACGGGCACGAGCATTTTGGCCACGACGGCCACTGTCTGTATGACCTCGTGGGTGAGGAGACCTCAAGCGCATGACTGTGGCGACGTTGACCGAGGCCGAGCAGCAGCGGATCGCGCAACTGGATGACACCTGCGATCATGACATCGGGAAACCCTGTCGCGAGATCTGGCGCACCGATGCGGCGAGTTGGTGCCCCGGTTGTCAGGTGCAATTCCTGTTGTCCCTGATCCAGCGGCTCACCCAGCAGGAGGCGTGAATGCCACTATTTAAGTGTGAGAAATGCGGCTGTGTTGAGAACACGGCACTGTCGAATTACTGGACTCGCGATTTCACGACAGACGATCCAGTTATCGGCCAGCCATCGCCGATGAAGAATCCAGCGCTCTGTTCGGAATGCGATCCGCAGATCGGGCGCTGGCACGGTGAGTTTCCGAGGCGACAGTGGACGGAGGCCGATGCCAAGGTTTCAGGGATGCCGCAGGAGGCGTGAATGGAGGACTTCGCGGCACTCAAGGCGGATCTCGCGGAGCTCGAACGGTTCTACGACTGCGATAAGGTGGCGCACCCCCAGGCCATCGCGATTGAACGAATCTTCGATCGCTGGCTGCATGACGGAACGCAGCCTGTGCAGATGGACTGTGAAACCGCGGCGATTCAGGCGTTTGTGCAGCGGGTGAATGCCCGAGCGGAAGCCCAGATGCTCACCGGCCGCCCGATCGCCGGAGCGCATCATCGGGCGATTGAAGCGGAACTCGCCCTGCTCGCCGTCCCCGTGCCCCACCAGGAGGAAGAAGGTGAAACTGCTCCCGATCGTCGGCCTGATGTGGGTGGCGCTCCGCGTCCTACTGGTTCTGGTCAGTCCAACGAAGTGACCGACGAAGAGTCTCATGCGCGTATTGGGCGATTCGGGCAATCCGATCCGGCAGACCACGCGCCGACCGGAGACGAATCATCCCGTGATAGCAGCCGGACCGAAGACGACCCGCGCAGTTTGGACGACCTTCCACGATGCCCACGCTGTCGCAGTGCGGACATCCTGCTGTGGAACGTGGCGGGATGGCGCTGGCGATGTGGGGCGTGTGAGGACCGTTTCGGAGAGCCGTTCGTCTACAGCGCGGTCTATCCGAGGCTACGCGCGCAAGACACCTATCGCTGGGGCGAGACGATGTCACAGTGTGCCGTGCTTGGAATTGGCGCGCATGCATGGGTGGAACTGGAGCAGGAGGAACGACGCACGATCACCTATCAGGACACGGCTGGTGTGCGGCTGTCGGCCAGCACGTTACGGTTGGTGCTCCGCGTGCTCCGTGCCATTCGGCTGAGAGACTTCAGCGACGCCGCCCTCCCCTCCTCCCCCGATCCCCCCCCTGGAGCGCCGCCATGATCGCCCCGGACTGGCTCAGTCTCAGCGCCTATGCCCGGACCTATGGGTTGTCCCGGCATACGGTGTATCGGTTGCTCGAGGAACACGCCTTGGAGACGTATCGGATCTTCAAGGTGGTGCGGATCCGGAATCTGCCCCCCCCGGCACATCAGCCGACCGACGAGCAGGACGACGACGATTAGACGCGTTGGGACGGTGGTGTCAGGCGGGGAGCGGATGACCACGCATTGGCGAGATCGGTAATCCTGACGGAGCAGAGGAGACCAGATGGCCGCGACGCATGATCCGCGCTGGGCCGCAGCGGACGAGATTTCCGATCGGGTGCTCGACATCGCGAGAGCCCGCGTGAAGGCGGGCGTCGCGCCGACGCAGATCCTCGCGGGGCTGATGCTCGGCTTACTCGGCTTCATGCGGACCGCCCCGCCCGGTCGCCCCGAGAATTTCAACGCGGCCGGCCAGGCCGTGGCGGAGTGTCTCCGCGCGATGATGGCGGAGGCAGAGGAGGTGTGATGGACCACTTTCCGAAGGCGCTGCAACTCATCCTGCCGTGCGACCACTGCGGCGGGGCGGTGGAGTTCATGGTCAACCAGCACGCCGACATCAACCCGCTGATGGTCTATCACGAAGGCTGCGCCTCGCCGGTCGTGACCCTGATCACGCACAATCCGCAGCGGCTCGGCGTGGTGTCCTCGGAGACCTTACCGTCTGCTCCCGCGGAGGACATCCCGTCATGACGTCTTCGGCTTCTTCGGCGCGCCACCCTTCAGGCCGTTGAGCCGCGCTGCCGCCGCTTTCGCCGGACTCGTCTTCCCTTTCCCGGCTAAGCCGCCGAGCCGGCCAAGGGCGACGGCGGCGGGATTCTTCGCCATCACAGCACCTCGCCGTCGCTGAGCCGTTCCAGGCGGCCATCGGTGCGCCGACGGTAGGGCGGGGACGCGATGTCGCGCGCCATCAGGACATCGCCGACCGTGCGGCCATTGACGACGACGTAGCCGAGGGCATTCTTACCGCGGCCGTCCAGCGCTGCAGCGTGCTTGCAGGCGTCCATCGGGCCATCCGCGTTCACGGTGGCCACGATGTGCGTCGGATTCTCGCGGCGCGCGACGATGTAGGTTTTCATTAGCGGCCGCCTTCCGCTTCCACCTGATCCGCCCACTCCGGATACGCGTCGGCCAGGTCCGCGAGCTTCTCGACGTAGATGCTGGAGCCGGCCTGTTCGAGGGTGTAGGACATCATCGTGGTGAACGTGGCGCGGTAGAGCGCGGCGAAGGCGTCGTAGGTGAGGGTGGCGCCGGGGACGTTCGTGTTCTTCATGAACAGAAGGATAACCCATACCGCTATGGGTGTCAACAGGAATCGACCAGCTCCGGAAAAGAATCTCCTCGGCACGGCAGGAACCGGGCCCGAGCCCCGATGCGTGGTCACCGAGCGGCCCTCCGCCGCCCTCGTCCCAACGCGTATCACGTATCGTGGTTTGTCCTACAGAACCGAGACCCCCATCTCACTATGCAGCGTATCCAGCGATTCCTGCATAGCGGCTGTCAACGGGCCGTGCCTCACTTAGCCGCCCCGTCCGCAAATAAAGTTCAGCCTTTATCTGTGCGTGACTGTGCGTGGCTGTGGACCCCCCTCTAGACATCATCCAAATTGCGCGCATACTCGCGATCGGCAGTACACAGCGCGTGAGCAGCGCGAACGCCGTGCACTGACGCCCCGACCATCTACATCGCCCCGAGGGCCAGCCGAAGACGTGAACATTCCCGCCGTCGCCCAGGCCATCGCCTCCGCCTATACCCCCAGTGGGGCCGGCCGCCCCAGCACGATTGCCGATGCCGCCACGATTCAGATATTCCTGACCGAGTTACAGGAAGGGCTGCAGATGCAACCGGCCGCGGCGCTGGCGGGATTAGCCCCCAATACGGTCTATTCGTGGTTGAAGCGCGGCGAAGACGGGGAAATCCCGTTCAACCACTTCCTGAGCGCATATAAAAGAGCCGAGGCGGAATCCGAGCGACGCGTGACCCGCAACATGCTGAAAGCCAGCGATGACCCGAAGTTCTGGGCCGCCGGCGCGACGCTGATGGAGCGGAAATACCCCGATCGCTGGGGCCGCCGCAGCGAAGACAGCACCGCGCCGCGGGTGATCGTGCAGATTGGCGCCAGAGACGCTGACGTGCGCGTCAGCATCCACGCCGGCGGCGAGCGCGACAGCCAGGCCCTCGACGCGCCGGTCCAGGCCGTGGCCCTCGACGTGGTGCCGCTCGCGCTACCGCCAGTGGCCGCAGCTCCACGCGCTCGGGTGCATACGGCGCTGCATAAGGGCAAACGGGGAAAGTCCGCGTAACGTCCACTGTGTCCGTCTCTGTCGCTTCACCTCGACCGTAGGGTGTCCCGGTAACTCGTTGAGTCGACTGTCTTTCGCTCTCTCTTTGCGTCTGATAAGTAGCATATTGTTAACCTGGCCTGCATACGCGCAGGACGTGTAAGCAGGGGCAGGGACGAGGCCGCGAAGGGATGCTCGCTGGCGCAGTGGACCGGTCGGGCGTGTTTGGTTCAGCCCGGGCGCGCGGTTCGCTTGGCGGCGGCGGGGGGTGGGGCCTGTAGTCCCCGTAGGATTTTCCCCGGACAAACGGGGCCGAGAAAGAAAAAAGGGATGCGACGACACGCACGCTGGCTCCTCGCCGCAGGCACGCTCCTCCTCCTGACGACGGTCCTCTATGCGCAGCAGACGGGGATTCCCTCGCGGCTGTTGGTGAAGACGGACGCGAACAACTATCTGTTGACGTCGAGTGTCGCCTACACCGGCCCGGATAGTGCCCGGCAGAACTTCCAGAACATCCGGCTCCGGACCGATGCCAACGGGTATCTGCTGACCACGTTCGGGACGGGGGGATCCGCGGTGTTGCCCTTCGGGGCGGGGACGGCGACCTATGTGCCGAGTGGCCGCCTGACGTCGAACACGACGCCGGCGAGCAACGTCACGACCGGCGAAACCGATCTGATGACCTATAGCCTGCCGGCGGCCTCGTTGAGCGCCACCGGCATGGCCGTCCGGATCTCGTTTGCGGCGACGCAAGCCGCCAACGCGAATACGAAGACGATTCGCCTCTATTTCGGCGCCACCCTCATCGCCACCCTCGCCTCGGCCGCGAATAATCGGCCCTTTGATGGCATGGCGACCGTGGTGCGGACCGGGGCGACGACCCAGGTCTCCACCGCGCGCTTCTCGGACAACAACCTGTCGTTTGGCGTCACGAATGCGGCGCCGACGGAAACGTTGAGCGGGGCGGTGGTCATCAAGGTCACCGGGCAGAGCTCGGCCGCCTCGGGCGACGTGACCGCGACGCTGCTCCTCGTCGAGGCGCTCCCGTAACATGGACCTCGGGGCGAGCCAGGGGTACGGCGGCGCGACCGACACGGCGGCGCTCCAGGCGGCGCTCGACCAGTGCCCGCCGGGCGGCACGGTCGTCTGTCCGGCACGCGGCGAGACCTATGCCCTGACGGCGGCGCTGCGGATTACCAAACCCCTGACCTTCGACGGGCAGCAGAGCGAACTCCAGCACACGCGCCCCGGCACGCCGGGACTCGTCGTCACGGCGTCCCGCGTCACGGTGCGCCGGCTCCGGCTGACCGGCGTGCAACACACCGCCCCGGCCGCGCTGCAGGAAGCGGGCATCCGGGTCGCGGGGGCCTCGGCCGCCGATCCGGTCACCGATCTCACGATCGAGGGCTGCGCGCTGCGGAACTGGGGCGACGCCGGCGTCCTGCTCGACTGGGTCACGGACTTCCGGGTCGTCGGCAATACGATCCGCGACATCGGCTACGCCGGCATCCTGGGCACGTCCGTCCAGCGCGGCGTGATCAGCCAGAATCACATCACCCACCTCACCGGGACCGTCGTCACCAATGCTTACGGGATTGCCGTGACCCGGCAGGGGCAGGCCAGCCTCACGCTCTATCCGCGGTCGAGTGACGTCGTCATCAGCGACAACGTCGTCCGCGATGTCGCCGGCTGGGAGGGGATCGACGCGCACGCCGGCCAGCGGCTCACCATCCGCGGCAACGTCGTGCGGCACTGCCGCCTCGGGATCAGCGTCGGCTCCAGCGTGGTCGGCGGCGTCGAAACCTACGCCTCGATCGACTGCGCCATCGTCGGCAACGTCGTCGATAGTGAAGTCACCGACGGGTCGGCCGGCTATCCGGGGATTCAACTGCTCGGGGCCGGCGTCACGGCCGGCACGCCGGTGGAGCTCGCCACGGGGGCGATCGTCGGGAACGTGGTGCGCGGCTGTGGCGGGGCGGCGGTCGCGCCGGGCGTGGGCGGCATCATGGTCCGCAATACGCGCGGCGTGCCGATCAGCGGCAACACCGTGATCGAGCCGGCGCCGATCGGCATCAACGCCTGGTACAACAACTACGACGTCGCGATCGTCGGCAACACGATCGTCGACGTCTTCGCTGACGACACGATCGTCAATCAGGCGGTCGGGATTTTCTTGCGGGACGGCGCCAATCGCGGGCTCGTCACCGGCAACGTGCTGGTCCGCGGCACCAAGACGATCACGGCGGGCTTCACCGCGTTCGCGGTGGGGATTCGCGCGTCGGCGACAGCGCCGGTGCTGCCCTGGGTGCTCGGCGTGAATCAGATCACCGGCCAGACGGGGGCCGCCGTCGTCGATGCGGGCGGCACGGTCCTGGCCGCGCAACCGCTCTTGGCGACGGGCACCGGCCGCACCGTCGATCAGGTGGTGACGACGCTGCAGACACTCGGTCTGGTCCGTCAGACATGACCGAGACGCATCCGCTCGCCCGCTGTTGCTGGTGTGGGAGTCCGTTCGTGCGCGGGTCGGTGGCCGTGCTCACGCTCGAGCCCTGGGTGTGTCCGACCGAAGCCTGCTGGCGCCGCCAAGTCCAGCACGCGATGATCGTCACGATCAAGCGCGAACGCCGCTGCCGCTTCGTCCCGCTCCCGCGCCAGGTCGAAGCGATCGAAGCCGTCGCGGGGCCGGCGACCTACATCCTGTTCGGCGGCGCGCGCGGCGGCTCGAAGTCGAAAGCGCTGCGCGAAATCGCGCACACCCAGTGTTTGACGACGCCGCACTTCCGCGTGCTCCTGCTCCGGCGGACGTTTGCCGAGTTGCAGGACAATCACCTCATCAACATGGAGCTCGAAGCGCCCGAGCTCGACGCCGACTTCGTCGCGTCCGCGAAGCTCCTGCGCTACCGCAACGGCTCGACCCTGCGCTTCGGGCACTGCGAAACCTCGGCCGATGCGGCGCACTACCTCTCGTCGGAATACGACCTCATCATCTTCGACGAGCTGGTGACGTTCGAGGAAACGCAGTTTCTCCTCATCAGTTCGTCGGCGCGCTCGTCCAAGCCGGGCATCGTCCCGAAAGTCATCGCCGGCACCAACCCCGGCGGGCCGCAGTCGCACTGGGTGCGGATGAAGTTCATCGACAAGACCGTGGACACCGACGAATACCCCGACTATCGCCCCGCGGACTACTGCTTCATCCCGTCCAAGCTCGAAGACAACCCGTATCTCGACAAGGACTACGAAAAGAAACTCCTGGCCCTGCCGCCGCAACTGCGGAAGGCGTACCGCGACGGCGACTGGGACATTTTCCCCGGCCAGTACTTCACCGAATGGCGGAAGGCGACGCACGTCGGCGTCCTGACTATCCCCCCGACGGCGACGTGGTATCGGGCCGTGGACGGCGGCTTCGTCAAACCCGCGGCGGTCCTCTGGATCGCGATGTGGGACGGGCGCGCCTACGTCCGCGCCGAGTGGGAGCCGGTGCGCGTCATCAACAGCGACCAGGCGAAGGGGATCGTCGCCAGGACCAAGGATCTGCACACCGGCGCGATCCGCATGACGGTGGCCGATACCAGCCTGTGGACGCCCGAGAGCGATACCGGCGAATCGGCGGCGCAGACCTTCGCCCGCTACGGCGTCCCGCTCCAGCAGGCGGACAAGGACCGCCTGAACGGGTGGAAGCGGCTGCGCGAATGGTTGCAGCTCGCGCCGGACGGCAAACCCTGGCTGATGGTGCATCCCGACTGCGCGTATCTCATTCGCACGCTGCCGTCGCTCATCAGCGACAAGATGAAGCCGGAAGACGTCGACACCGACGGCGAAGACCACGCGGCTGATGCGCTGCGCTACTTCGTCATGTCGCGGCCCTCGCCCGATCGCAAAGCGGTCACCGTGCCGATTCCGCCCGGCTCGCCGGCCGACATCATGCGCCGCCTGCGCGCCCGTAGTCCCCGCGCCTTCGGGAAGGTGGCATGAGTTATCCGCCTGCCACCCCGCGGCCGCCAGGACCGATGCCCGGAGGCCCGCCCCCGGGCGCCCCACCTGCCGCGCCGCCACGCCCCGCGCCGCCCCCGGAACAACAGGCCCAGCTGCCCCCGCTGCGGATGGATCCGAAAGACTGCCGCCTGTGGTGGGACCGCGTCGACCTCGCCCAACGCCGGACGAAGGAAGAAGCCGACAAATGGCAGATCTTGCTCAAGGGCTATCTGCCGCCGGAGTCCAACGCCGCCGACGCCATCAACAGCAACGTGCATTTTCGCAACACGAATTTAAAGATGGCGGAAACCTTCGCGCAGTTGCCCGAGATCCATCTCGCGCCGCAGATGGCGATGGACGGGATTGTCGATCCGCAGACCGGGCAACCGATCCCGAAGGAAGACATCATCGCGGTGAAGCGGGAGATCCTGAATATCAAGCTCGGCCCGGATGAAGCCGACGCCGAACAGATGGCGACCGAAGTCCTCTTTGACATCTTTCAGACGTCGGGGATCGGCGCCTCGAAGATCTGCTATGAAGCCGATCAGCCGGAGATCATCGCGCAAGTCCCGACGGGGAAGATGTTGCCCCCGGCCCCGGGATCGGTGCTCGGGCTCGGCGGCCAGATCCCCGAGACGAAACCGACCCCCGTCCCCGGCCCGCCGGTCGCCGAGCGCTGGCTCTGGTATCACTTCTCCCCGAGCAAGCTCCTGATCCCGCACGACTACCGCTCGACCGATTACGATCAGGCGTCGTGGCTCGGCATGGGCTTTACCGCGGATCTGACCGACGCGACACGCAAGAAGTACCACCTGCCCCAGGATTTCCAGGGCACCGTGAGCCGCGACGATCTCGTCCTCGACACGACCGGCCGCGAGCCGGGGAACGGCGCGACGAATCTGATCAAGGGCGTCGAAATCTGGCTCTACGCGGCGCGGTTCGATGCCGACGTCGTCAACGCCAAGGTGATGTATCGGCTGGTCCTCATCGAAGGCATGGATCACGACCAGCCGGCGGTCTACGAACGCTCGCCGTATCAGCGGATCCTGACGGACGGGAAACTGTCGCAGCGGTCGCTCATCGGCAACCCGATCCATCCGTTCGTGCTCCGCGTGGCGACCGACATGGCGTGGATTCCCGCCGATGCGGCGCACACCGACCCGCTGGTCAAGCAGAAGAACACCTGGCGGGCGCAGTCGATCAAAGCGCGCGACGCCAACCTGCCGCGATTCTTCCACTCGGACGTGATCACGGAAGCGGTCGACAAGCTGCAGAACGCCGACGTCGGGCAAGGCGTGGCGATTGCGCCCGACCAGATGGCGCTCGGGGCCGAGAAACTGATCGCGGCGATTCCGCATCTCGAGCGCGCCGAATCGGATCTGGAAGGCGAGCGCGCCATCGATCGGGACATTCAGGAGACGCTCGGCCTGGGCAGCAATCAGGCGGGCGGCTTGAATCCGACCGTGCGGAGTGCCACGGAAGTCGCGACCGTGCAGGCGAATGTCAGCGTGCGGTTGAAAGGCGAGCAGAATCGGTTCTTGAAGCGCTTTCTCCAGGGCGTGCGGAAGTTCGACACGCTGATCATGCTCTTTCTCGACGAGCCGGGCGCGGTCGAAATCACCGGCAAAGACGGCGCGCGGCGGCTGCAGGCCTACAACCAGGCGATGCTGACCGGCCGCTATGCCTACGCCGCGAAGATCGATTCGCAGTTGACGAACGACCCGGATCGGCGGAAGAAGAACGCGACCGACTTCACCAACTTCATGGCGAAATCGCCGTTCATGGATCAGGAAGGGCTCGCGCGGTTGGTGACGACGGAGTTCGGCTACGATCCGGCGCATCTGGTGCGGACGCCGCCGCCGCCGTCGAAGCCCGAGCCCGAGAAACCCCGGGTCTCGTTTGCCTTCAACGGGGCCGATCTGGCGATCCCCGAAGTGCGCGCGATCCTCGGCATGACCGGGATCCAACTGGCCCCGCAGCCGAGTCCGGAAGCGGTCCTCGCGCACCAGGCGGCGCAGATCAAAGCCCTGCCGCACGGCGGCGCGGCCGATCAGGTCGAGAAGGTCAGCAAGCATCACAGCGAGGAAACCGGGAACATGCCGGGCGCGCCGTCGCTCGCCCGGCCGCAGCCCGCCTCGCCGCATACCAGCGGGATGGTGCAGTAATGGATCCGAGCGATATCGGCTTGATCGATCCGCTGCCGCCCCTGGCGTGGCGCGAACGGCGGGACGGCGAGACGCGAGGACGACGCCGATGATCTGCGAGCGCTGTCACACGGTGCTCGAAGTCGGGATGTATCCATTCTGCCGGCGCGGGCCGCAGGATCATGCGCGGGGCGTCTCGACCGTCATCGGGGACGAGATCGACGTGACGATCACCAACGGCACGCCGCACCCGATTCGCTTCCGCTCCGCGCAGGCCTTCCGCGACTGGAAGAAAGTCAACGGCTACAGCGACGCGGTGCGCCACGTCGGCCGGAACGGCACCGACAAATCGCCCGACACGATCAACTGGTGCTCGCGCATGGATCCGGTCACGGCCGAGAACGTGCGGATCCTGATCGAGCGCGCGTTTCGCAGCGGCGGGCCGTCACGGGAGGATCCACCGCTCGACGTGAAAGCCACGTGCGGCGAGGTGGGCAGCGAGGCGTGGAAGGCGTTTCATGCCGGAGGCCACTGATGGCGCGCGCGAATCTCGGCCAGATCGTCGCGGACGCGTGGGAGAGCGCCCAGCGCGAGCTGCCGGACCCGTTTCGGGGCGATCTCCTCTGGGAGGATCTCGCGGGGATTCGCACGACGTATCGCGAGCGGCTGGACCGGCAACCCTACAACGTGTACGGCGAGTTGATTCCGCGCCTCGTGACCGTGCGGCGGAACCTGCTGCGGTTCAAGGCCCGCAAGAGCGGATTCAGAGCGTGGGCAGAACGGAATGAACCATGAGTGACGGCACTCCCGCGATCTGGACGCCCGACGGCGTCCACACGCTCGGCGGCAAGCGACCCGAGCGCGTCGAACTGACCGCCGGCCTCATGGAATGGCTGCGCCAGTTCGCCGACGTCGCCCAGTACTTGAAACTGACGATCGTCTGCAGCCGCTGCAAGACCGATCTCGTCGGGAAAAACGCCGAGCACGATCTGCGCTATTACGTCACCTGTCACTGTCGAGAGTTCGTCGGCAAGAATCGCGATTTCCGCGTGACCCCGCCGACGGGAGGACGCGCCGCATGACGACCGAGGACGCCCGCATCCTGGCGGCGGAATATCGGGTCTGGGCCGCCGGAACCACCGGCGGGGAAGCGGCCCGCATGGCCCGCGCCGCGGCCGTGATCACGGACCTGGCGAATCAACTCGACAGCCCCGTGCCCAACGTGAACCCGCCGCCCCCGCCCGCGCCCGTCCACGTCAAGGCCGCGAAACACACCAAGGCGGACGCGAAGTGACCGACGTCTGCCCCTGCATTAGCCCGGATCCGTATCTGCGGCCGAGCGGGACGATCATCTGTGCGATCTGCGGGTTGCCGGTGCGCGGGATGCCGCCGCCGCCGGTGGAGCGCCCATGATGTAGACGACTAAGTTGGACGGATCTCGCTAGGGTAGCTCCCGAACCGCCGTTGCCCACGGCGCGCGAGAACCGAACAAGGGCTGATCAGCGAAGGGCCGCTGACTGATGACGCTAAGTGCGTTGTTAGTCGCGGCCCTTTGGCTTTTTGGCTCTCGCTTTTTGGGGATGTCACGCACCACACGCGGACACGGAAACGCCTACGCGCCACATGCGGGGCAGAGGACACGATGGAAACCGCGACCGTTTCGTCCACGCCCGCCGTCTCGACTGACACGCCGTCGGCTGCGCCTGCCACAAGTGCGCCGTCGTCAGTTGCGCCGTCGCGCGAGCGCCCCCAGAGCGATGAGCGGGGCTTTGAAGCCGCCTTCGCCAAGGTCGCCGCCACATCCGAGCCCGTCTCTGCGCCGGGGCCTGCCACCACCGCGCCGGCCGAGACGTCCGCTCCGAGTGGTGCGCCCGTTCAACCCAAGGCCACGCCCGGGCCAATTCCGTTCGAGGCCCACACGAAAGCGCTCGAGAATGCGCGCACCAAAGCGGCGGCCGAATCGCTCGCCGCCTACCGCGCGCAACACGGCTGGGCTGAAACCGTCCCGCGCGAGCACGTGGATTCGTTCCAGACGCTCATGCGGGATCCGGTGACGTTCGCGACGGACCTGATCGAACGGCTCCGGCGCGATCCCGCCTATGGCCCCCAGCTCCGGAGTCACGCCGCCCGCACGCTCGCGAGTGGCCGCACCCCGGCGCCGGTCGATCTCTCGCCCGATCTCCAGGTCACCGATGCCAATGGGACGGTGGTCTCCGAATCCTTCTCCGCGAAGAAGGTGCAGGCGCTCATCCAGCACGCGGTGAGTGAAGCGATCGGGCGCGAAGTCGCGCCGCTCAAGCAGGACGCCGCCGCGCGCAAGTCGGAAGCCGACAAAGCGCGCGCGCAGCAACAGGCCGCGCAGACGCAGCAGCAGATTGCCGCCAAGGTCGACGAGACCTTTTCCGAAGTGGAAGAGATTCTCGACGGCGATAAAGCGCTGTATGCCGACGTGCTGACCACGATGGATCAGCATCCGGAGTGGACCGCCCATAAAGCGGCCCTCGCCGTGCGCAAGGCCAAGATCGTGCCGACCCTCGACAGTAAAGCCCAGGCCCGCGCCTTGGACAGTCTCAAACAAAAAGCCGCCGGCACCACGGCCCACGGGATCGGCGCGACCGGCGCCCCCGCCAAGCCGCGGACCGAGCGGGAACTGGCCGCGTGGCTCGCTGCCCGCGACCGCTGAAAGTAGATCACTATGGCCGACGTCGTCAGAGGACAGAACGTCAGCGCCGCGTGGGAAGCGTATGTCGACAAGGATCCCGTCGACAACATCTTCGCGCGGCATTGGCTCCTCGAACAGCTTCGCAGTCAAGACGGCTTCCAAGAGGAACACGGCACGGTCATCCGCGCCAACCTCGAATACGCGACCAATCCGAACGTCAAGTTCATGAGCGAACTGGAGACCCTGACGGTCTCCCGGCCGGACACCTTCGACAACGCGGAATACACGTGGAAGTTTATCGGGTGCGATGTCCCGATGACCGACTTTGAGCGCAACATCACCGCCGGCGGGGCGCGCAAGTACAACCTCGAAGCGCGCAAGCTCGCCAACATGAAGTCGAGTGTCGAAGAGGTCATCAACACCTCGTTCTTCGGCGATGGCACGGGCACGTCGAGCAAAGCCTTCGGCGGGCTGCAACTGCTCGTCTCCACGACCCCGACCGTCGGCACCGTCGGCCTGATCAATCGCGCGACGTTCTCCTTCTGGCGCAATCAGCAGGTCAGTGGCGCCGGCACGGCGTTCTCGATTCTCCTCGCGTCGATGACGACGGCCTACAACTCGGCGTCGAACGGCATCGGGCAGCAGAATCCGACCTTCGCCGTCACGTCGCAGACCGTGTTCGAGGGCTTTGAATCGCTGACCCCCGCGATCGAACGGCTCAATCGCACGAGCACGTCCGACAAGTTGGTCCGCGGCTTCAAGGGCCAGAACATCATGTTCAAAGACATTCCCCTGGCCTACGACAACGCGTGTCCGGCGGCGAATCTCTACATCCTGAATGACCGCAATCTCAAGTTCGTCTACATGCAGTGGATGAAAGGGGAGGACGCCGTGCGGCCGGCGGATGCCTTCTACGACGTGTTCAAAGTGCTCACCATCGGCAACCTGATTACCGATAACCCACGGCGCCTCGCCGTGGTCTCGGCCATCGCGTAAGGAAAGGAGGTTCCCATGCCCAAACTCAGCTATCGCCCGATCCTGCTCGCGCAAGACGGCTTCACGTCGAGCGCCACGCAACAGCATCCGCTCGGCGCCATCGGCGTCACGAAAGACGGCCGGCAGTTTCGGTACTGCCAGGCCGGGAGCGGCGCCGATCTCGTCGCCGGCAACTGTATCCAGGGCCCGGCGGTGATTCCCGATCACCTCGCGCGCACGGCCGCCGTCACGCTCGCCGGGGCGCAGTCGACCGTCTTCACGCCGGCCGCGACGGGCGGGGCCGCCAATCTCTACGCCGAAGGCTATCTCGGCGTCGACACGGCCCCGAACCTGGGTGCGACCTACATGGTGAAAGACCACGCCGCGATCACGGCGTCGGTCGCCTTCACCGTGAACCTCGATCTGGAAGACAGCGTCCTCGTGGCGTGGTCGACGGCGAGCCGGATCAACTTGATCCACAACCCGTACAAGAACGTCATCCAGATGCCGGTGACGACGGCGACGGGCCTGCTCGTCGGCGTCGCGCAGTACATCATCACCGCCAGTCAGTTCGGCTGGCTCCTCGTCAAGGGGATCGGATCGGTCTTGATTGCGGGCACGCCCGCGCTCGGGGCCGGGGTGATGGCGCCGGGCGCAGTCGCGGGCGCGGCGGAAATCATCACCACGACCAACCTCGTCGTCGGCCAGTACGTCGGGCGGATGGCGCAGATCGGCGTGGCGGGCAAAGCGAATTTCGTGATGGTCACGATCGACTAAGTCGACGTCGGGGCGGGGACTCCCACCCGCCCCGCGTTCCGAGAAGGATCTATGGCTCCCGAGAAGACCGAGACAACGCCCGATCCCGAACCAACGATGGCGTCCATCCTGGCGCGGCTGGCCGATATTGCCGGCGCGAATCAGGTGGTGCAGGCGGAACAACTCAAACAGACGCGGCGGCGTTCGTGTCTGGTCGGGCCGCACATCTCGCAGTTCAACCTGCGCGGGCAGAAAGATTACCCGATGCCGGAGTTGAAGTGCGACGTGTATGCGCCCTTCAAGAACACGCCGATGCTCCACAGTTTCGACCGGGAAGAAGTCGAACTCTTCAACCGGCTGGAGCCGGGGGAATATCACGTCACCCTCAACGACGGCGCGCCTGTCACGATCAACGTGGTCGCCGTGATGAACAGCGTCACGAATCGACTGGAGGAACTGGCCCTGCGGGGCGCGAAGGACGGCCAGGGCTACGCGGGCCTGTTCAACAACGAGAACAAACAGCAGTTTGTCTCGCTGCGACTCATGCTCCGGGAGATGCTCGACTACAAGGGCATCGAGCACGACGACATTTTGACGATGACCAAGGAAGCACAGCTGATCAAGGCCGGGAAGCTCGCGGTGTCCGTGGGTGAGTAAGTGACCTTCGCGTCCATCCTCGCGGATTGTTATCGGCGGCTGCGGTTCCAGACGACGCCCGCGACGGCGGTCTCGGATCGGATCAAAGCCTACTGCAACGAGTCGCACCGGGAGCTCCTGACGCTGCCCGGCATCGAACGCTTGCGCGACGACGTCCTGACGGTGACGACGACGGCGAACGTGGCGCGCTCGGGTCTGCCGCAAGCCGTCGCGCGCATCCGCAAGATCGTCGACCGCACCAATAACCACGTCCTGACGCAAGTGCCGTTGTCGGAACTCCGGAGTTGGGATCCGGCGCAAGCGTTCACCGGCGGGTTCCCGCTGCAGTACGCCATTGCCGGCTATCAGCCGGTGCAGTTCCAACCGGCGGCGGCGACCGGCCTGTGGGCGGTCAGTTCCTCCGCGAGTGACACGACACAGAAGGTCTTCGTCGAAGCGGTCGTGACCGGCGGCTATCCGCACATCCCGGTGGTCGCGGGCACGACGCTGACGGGCACGACACGCGTCGCGCTGGGCACGCGGACGGACATCCTCGAAGTGGCGAAGGTCTATCTCAACCTCGCGACGACCGTCGGCTTCATCTCGCTCTTCGATGCCGCCGCGGCGGGGAACGAACTCGCGCGCATTGCCCCCGGGCAGAGTGCGGCGCGCTATCTCGCGATCGAGTGGTTCCCGGTCCCGACGGCGGCGGTCGTGCAGACGATTGACGCGACGCGCACGATCTTCGATTTGGTCAACGACACGGACGAACCGCTCCTGCCGCCCGACTTCCACTACGTGATCGCGCTCGGCGCGCGGATGAAGGAATACGAACTCAAAGACGATGCCCGCTACTCACTCGCCCGCGTCGAGTATCTCAAGGGGCAGAACGCGCTGCGGAGTTGGGTCTTGAACGACGGCGACCGGATCGCGACCCTGCGCCCCATCCCGGTGCGCTGGTCGTCGCTCGGGCCGATGTATCCGGCAGGGAGCTGACCGATGGGCCTGCCCGACACCCACGACGGCCGCGAATTTCGCCAGTATGCGCGCCTGGCGCCGGACGGCAGTGTCGCCGCGATCGTCGAAGTCGCCGAGGGGCTGACCGTGCCGAGCGACGCGGCGGGGAATCTCTATGTCGAGGTGACCGACCTGCACCCGAACGACTATCGCGCGGTGCGCGTCCCCCCGGGGCTCGTGCAACGCGCCGACGTCCACGCCATTCGCGCGGCCCTGGCCGCCGACAAGGGGGCGCGTGGGCGATAGCAAAGGCCGCCTCGTCATCGACGATTTGCGCGGCGGGCGCAACGGCGCCGACGATCCGTGGGCCATCAAGGACACCGAATGCGCCGATGCGGTCAATGTCGACTTCTTCCGCTCGCGCCTGGGCCGCAAGCGCGGCGGCCTCGACGTCGCCGGGATGGTCAATACGACCTTCACCGGGACGATCTCCTCGCTCTTCCGCCATGTCCCCGGGACGGATGAAACGCTCGCCGAGCTCTGGGCCGTGGACGATGCCGCGACGCCGATCATCAACCGCCTGGCGGGCGGGACGACGTGGAGCACCCCGACGATCAAGGATGTCCCAACCGGCAACGGCTGGGACGTGACCAGCGCCACGATCAACGGCAAGTTGTTCCTGGCCTACAAGTCGGCGGTCGATCGCCTCCACTGCTGGGATCCGGTCAGTAACAGCATCCGGCGCACCGGGCTGGCGGCGCCCGCCGCGGGGCCGACGCTCGCCAATACCGGCGCCGGCGCCTATGCGGCGGTCCAGCGCTTCTATCGCCAGCGCAACACCGAACAACGCAGCGGCATCACCGTGCGGCGCTCCGAACCGTCGGCCGCCTCGAATTTTGTCCCGTCCGGCGCCGGGGCGGCCCTGCGCGTCACCCAGGCCACCGTCGTCAACGAAGGCGAGACGCACTGGGAGATCGAAGCCGGGATCGACGGCGTCACGTTCTACCGGATCGCGACGGTGGCGATCGGGACGACGTTCTATGACGATTCGCAATCGCCCTACACCTACGACACCGGCGTCCTGAGCGCGTTGACCGGGACGTATCAGTTGCAGAAGTCCTACAAGTTTATCGCCGCGGATCAGGCGCGCATCCTCGGGTTCGGCAACTGGGTCACGACCAACAAACAGGACGACATCGAACTCTCGGCGGTGATCGGCTCGCTCGACGTCTTCGACGAAGAGCGCGTCGACACGACGACCAACTACCGCCTGGGCCTCGACGAGAACGATTCCGGCTCGCCGACGGGGCTCTGCGGCCCGGTCTTCGGGACGTTCTTTGCCTTCAAGGACCGGCAGATCTGGCACCTGACGTCGACCGGCGCGGTCGCCCAGCCCTACCGGGCGGAAGCGATCAGCAAGAGTATCGGCGCCATCAGTTTTCCGAGCATCTGCCGGGCGGACGACAAACGCGGCAATGCGGCCCTCTACTGGATGTCGCATCGCGGCGCCTATCGCTGGTCGCTCAGCGGCCTCGAATACCTCGGGCGCAACATGGAGGACTACGTCCTCGGCCCGACGGCGACGGTCAATCTCTCGGCCACCAAGCGCGTCGCCGTGACGGTCTATCACGCCGACAAGCGGCAGGTGTGGTTCTGGTGGGCGACCGGGTCGAGCAACGACCCGAACACGCTCAACATCCTCGACATCAACACCGATGGGTGGACGCGCGTGCCGTCCTCCGATCCGCTGGCGAACACGCGCTGCGCGGTGATGTTCAGCAAGACGATCGGTGCGGCGATGTCGCGCGATCTGAAACCCTATCTCGGGCCGAGCCTGACGCCGGTCCTCATCTGGCGCGCCGACAGCAGCAACGTCACCGACAACGGCGCCGTCTATCAGTCCTACATCGTCACGAAAGCCTATGAGCCGGGCGGGCCGGGCTTCTACGGCGAGATTGGCGATTCGATCCTGCTCGCCAAGGCGTTGACGGCGGCGACCATTACCGACACCGTGACCGGTGATTTCGGCCTGACGACGAAGACCGGCACGGCGCTCCTGACGGCGGTGGGCAGCGAGACGCGGGTGACGCGGGTCTTCGAGGGGACGGGGCTCGCCGAGGATGTCAGTTTCGTGCAGCATCAGGTCGGCGACGCGACGGCGCTCGCCGCCGCCTGGTCGCTCGATCGGCTCGTCCTCCCCTTCACCAAACACGATCCGGTGAGCGGATGAAACTGGGCCTCGCCTACATCACGCAGATTCGCGGCGTCGAGGACCGGCCCGGCGGCGAGGACCGGCCCGCGGCGGACGCGCCCGGCGAGGCGACGCCCGGCGTGCTCAGTGTCCTGCGCGGGTTCCTCGCCCTGCAGTTGACCAACCTCGTCGCGACGATCGGCGCCGGCTATCACACCGAGCACAACCTCGACGACACGCACAAGACGATCACGGCGAGCGGGTCGATCAGCGAACACGGGCGCCGGACGCCGCTGGGGGAATGGATCCCGCTGCCCTTCAGCACGCTGGCCTTTGTCGGCCTCGGCACGATGACGTGGACGGTCAGCCCGACGCTGGCGACGATCAAGTACATGGTGGTGGGCAAGACCGTGTTTCTCGTCTTCAACATCGGGCTGACGACGGTCGCGGCGCCGCTCAACACGCAGTTGATCCTGCGGCTCCCGACGGACTTCTTCCAGGCGGTGACCCTGACCCGCGTCGCGATTCGGCTGAGCGACAACGGCGTCCTCGTGCCGGGCGAAGCGGTGGTCGACCCGGCGCAGAATCCGCGGTCGATCTTCTTCATCCGCCAGGACGCGGCGAACTTCGCGGCGGCGGCGGGCACGACGTCGATCAACGGCGAGATGTTCTACGAGGTGGCGTGATGATCCGAGACGACGACGAGGCGGCCACGGACGACGGCGAGCGGCTCAAGCAGCGGATCGCCGCGCAACTCGGCGGCGGCGCCGGCCAGGACACGCTGCAGACCGCCAACTTCGTGCAGACCGCCAGCGGCGGCGGCGGCGGCACCTGGCGCGCCGGCGACGAGGATCCCACGGCGGATCAGCCGACGCCGACCCCGCTGCCCACGCCGGACCCCGTGACGCCGGCCCCGGTGATCGCCGCCCCGACCGACACCCGGAGCGACACGGTCTACGACGACACGACGGGCGTCACCACGGCCGGGGCGGGGAGCGGCGGCGGGGCCACGACGGGCGGCGCGCACAACCAGGCGGGCAACACGCGGACGAAACAGCAATTCCTGCAGGAGACGATTGCCAGCGGCGTGAGCCGGGAGGAAGCGCAGCGGACGGCCGACTACATCTACGGCACGGACGGCAACGCGACGGCGGGCGCGACCACCGGCGCGGCGGCGGCGGGGAGCGGCCCCGAAGCCGAGATCGACGCGCTCTTCGCCAAGTACGGCGTCACCGACGGCGGCGAGGGCTCCGGCTTCCGCGATCGCGCCTACTGGCTGCGCCGCGGGGTGGAGACCGGCGACTGGGCGTACATGCGCGACCGGCTCGACAAAAACCTCGGCGGGACGGGGGTCGATACCGGCTACGACGCCAAAGGCGTCTATCACACCGGCGGCGGCGACCAGCACACGCCGAAGAATCTGAACGCGGGCATTCAGGCGCCAACGACGACGGGCCTCGTCGCGGCTCCGACCGGCACCGACGCGCTCTACCAACCGTCGGGCACCCAGACGACCACCGGCACGAGCGCGTGGACGGATCAGATCCGCCAGCAGCTCCTCGAGCGCATCCGCGCCGCGGGGGAACCGGTGAACGAGACCAGCAGCGGCATTGCCGGCGCCGTCACCGCCATGCGCGACGAAAACTCGCGGGGGATGGACAAGGAACGCACCGCCCTGGCCGAGCATCTCTACGGCCAAGGCGGCGGCGGGCTGGACACCAACGCGCTCAACCAAGGCATCCAGCAGAGCAACGAGCGCGCGACCGGGGCGCAGGCGAGTCTGCGCGCCAATCTCATCATGAAGGAAGTCCAGTCGCGCCGCGCCGAGCTCCAGGGCTATCTGCAGATGGCGCTGCAATCGGGGGATTCAGAGACGGCGCGCAGCCTGCAACTCCAGTTGGCGAATCTCGACGCGACCCTGCGCCGCGAAGGCATGGGGGTCGACATGGGCAAATACTCGGCCTATCTCAACGCGATGGCCTCGCAGAACGTGACGGGACCATGAAGGCCTCAGTGTCGATGCCACAACTCGACTTGCGTCATGTCCCAGCGCACATGCCTGATCCAGAGACGCCGCGGATCGCGCTCGTCAATCTTGAATGGCCCCTCGCAGCCGCGCAATCTGTAGAGGCCATCCGCGCACGAGACGAGATGGTCGCCGCGCATCGGCACGATGCCGCTGATCGCGTCTTGAAATTGGATCCAGTTGAACTCCGGAAAATCGGCGGGCGGGGCGTCGCGGCCGAAGTGGGCTCCGGCCTGGGCATGTTTCGCCGTCGCGCCGAACAGCACGACGCCAGCCGTGTGACCGAAGAAGTCCCGTCTGTTCATCCGCGAAGGCTAACACATGGCTGATACCGCTGACACCATCGGATCCATCGGCTCGATCCTCGCCGACATCGAAAAGGCGCGCGCGCAGGGGCGCGTCACCGAAGCGGGCGTCAATCAGGAGCAGGCCCGCGCCGCCTCCGACATCTTCCGCACGCGGATGCAGGCCGCGCTGCAAGGCCCGGCGCTCAGCGCCCAGCAGACGGCGCAGGGCGACACGATGGCGAACATCAAGCCCTTCGCCTGGACCGGCGCGACGCAGCAGGTCGGCAATATCCCGGTGCCGCAATCGACGGGAGGCTTGACCCCCGCGAACTTCGGCCCGGCGACGCGGCAAGCCGGCGCGGACCTCGCCCAGGTGGCGGGCGCCCGCGTCAAGAGTCCGAGCTTCGCGCTCCCCGCGGCGCCGGTGCTCGCGCCGCTCCCGAACGAAAGCGCCTTGGACAAGCTCCTCAAAGCGGCCGGCGCGGCGGGATCGCTCGGCGGGGCGGGCGGCGACATCGGGAAACTCCTCAAAGCCCTGGCGGACAAGATCCGCGGCGGCAGCGGCGGCAGCGTGCAGGGGGACAAACCGTCGGCGGGCGGCGCGTTGACCGGGCCGTCGTTCGGCCGCGACTTCACCGGCTGGGCGGACCCCGAGGATCCCGAAGGCCGCGACCCGAAGCTCTGGGATCCCGACCTGCCGGAGGCCGACGTCACGACCGATCAGTTCCTCGATCAGTGGCCGGAAAACTACGGCAACACCGGCGATCCGGTCGACCCGGCGCAACTCCCCGGCCAACAGGTCGACGTGATGGATGAGTACTGGAACTGGGTGAACAAAGGCGGCGGCGGGAGCGGCAACGGCGACGACTTCGAAGACTGGCGCTGAAGAGGAGCGGACCTGTGGGACTTGGACTCTCCGGCGCCTACGGCGCCTCGGCGGCGGCGGACGGCTTTCGCGAACTGCTCAAGCAGCGGATCGCGGCCAAGCACTATGCCGATCTGCAGCAACAGCAGCAGTTCGAGAACGGCCTGCAGACGCGGCGGCTCGATCAGACCGATACCGATCGCAGCGACCGGTTGGCCGAGACGGTGCGCGAACACCAGGCGGCCGATCTCGATCGATCGGTCGGGCGGGCGTCTGCGCTCGCCGATCAGATTCCGAGCGGGACGGTGATGCCCGGCTCGGATCCCGGCGTCGCGATGTTGCAGACCGGGGGCCGCGGCTCGCTCTTGACGGCCAAGGGGATCCCGACGCCCGAGGCGCCGGCGAGTCTCCTGGCGAACGATGCGCCGCCGGTGGGCGATCTGCCGGGGACGATCGCCAGTAGCCCGACGATGAAGGGGCGGCTGTTCCTGAAAGGCGCGAGCACCAAGCAGCAGAATGACGCGGCGCTGCAGTCGGATCGCACGGCGGACAACCTCCGCGCCGATGCGGCGCTCAAAGACCGCAGCGAGCAGCAGGACTGGAAGAACAGCATCGCGCAACAGCTCGCCGATCTCAAAGGCGCGCGGGCCAGTCAGGGCGGCGGGTCGTCGCTGACGCCCGCGCAATCGTTCCGCGCCACCAAGGATCTGCAGGGCAACTGGCAGAAGGCGATCAAGCCCGTGCGGGAAATCGGCGTTCACGTGCAGAAGATGGAACAGGGGCTCGAGGCGGCAAAACGCGGCGACGTCAACGCCGGGTCGCAGGTCGTGATCAACGAGTTCAACAAGATCCTCGACCCGACCTCGGTCGTGCGCGAGAGCGAGTTCAACCGCACGCCGCAGGGTGTGGCGCTGATGGGCCGGCTCCAGGGCATCGGGCAGCGCATCACGCAGGGCGGCCCCGGCGTGCCGATCAAGGATCTCGAAACCTTCGTCACGCTGGCGCAGCAGATGGCCGACGGGATGCACCACTTCGCCGACAGCGACAAGAAGCGGATCGACAGCCTGGCGCGCCGCTACCAGATCGACACGGCCGACATCTTCGATGAGGGCGATCTCGGGACCGGGAAAGCCCCGCCGCCGCCGCCGGCCGCGACGAGCAGCGTGAAGATCAAGTCGATCACGGAAATCAAGTAATGCCGAAGTATCACGTCGAGCTGACCGACGGGCGCAAGTTCGAGGTGGAAGCCGACAGCCCGCCGTCGGAGGCCGACATCGTCGCGCACCTCGGCGGCGGCGGCGCAAAGCCCCCCGCCGCGGAACCGCCCTCGGCGCTCAGCCGCTTCGGCTCGGAGTTTCTCGCGAAGCTGCCGCAGGTGCAGACCTGGCCCGGCGCGATTGCGGATGCCGTCTCGCATCCGCGCGACACTTTGAAGCGCATCGGCGAGAACGCCGCCCGCTCGGCCGATATTTCCGGGTCGATCGAGGCGCAACGCATCAATCCCGACACGCCCATCGCCCATCTGGTGCGCGGCGACGTGGCGGGCGCGGCCGGGGGGCTGACGAGTATCGCGGGGCAGTTGGCCGCCGGCCAAGTTCTGCCGCCGATGCTCAAGCGCGGCTCCCTGCGCTTGATGCAGAGCGCGCTGAAGCCGACCGAGACGTTGGTCAAGGCGCGCACCGGCGCGGGGTTTCCGTCCAAGTCGGCCATCGCGCAGGCCGTGCTCGACGAGGGCCGGATCGTCTCGCCGCGCAGCCTGGGGAATGCCCAGGAGGCGCTCGACGCCACCGACGCCGCCGCGCACGCCAAGATTCAGGCCGGCGCCGGCCAGGGCGTGACCGTCGATCCGTTCGACGTGACCCGGGCCATCGGCGACACCAACGCGAAGACGTTCGGCAAGCAGATCAACGCGCAGCCGGACACCGCCGCCGTGAATCTCGTCCGCGAGAACTTCGCGAATAACCCGCACGTGTCCGACCCGGTGACCGGCATGGCCCAGATGCCCGCGGACCTCGCACACGAGTTCGCGATCAACACCGGCAAGAACCTGCGCGGGAAGTTCGGCCGCCTCGGCGGGGCGACGGTCGAGGCCGAGAAGGCCGGGCGCGCATCGATCACCGGGCAACTGCGCGCGAAGATTCCCGACCTCGAACCGCTCTGGCAGCAGGAAGCGCGGCAGATGACAACGCGCGATGCGCTCGAAAGCGCCGTCGGCCGCACGGCGAACCGCGATCCGATGGGCCTCAGTGGGATTGTCGGCATGGTGAAAAATCCCGGGCTCGCCGTCGGGGCGCTGGCCGATCGGAGTGCGTGGCTGAAGTCGATCGGGGCGCAGGCGATGAAACACGCGACGGGGCCGGCCCAGTCGGCGCGGGCCGCGATCCTCGCGCGCCTGCTCGCCGCGTCGCAGAAGACGGAAGAGGACACAACCCCATGATGTTGGCGCTCGCGCTCAATCCGATCGCGCTCCTGCTCTGGCTGATCGTGCTCTGTGTCGTCATCTGGGCGGCGCGGGCGTTGATGGCAGCGTTTGATCTGCCGCAGCCGATTCAAAGTGTCGTGTACATCGTGATTGTCTTGGTCGTCGTGTTGTACCTCGTGCAGATGCTGGGTGGTAGCGGGCCGTCGCTGCGGATCACATGAGGCGCGGGATCCTCGCGCTCGTCGTCGCGCTCACGCTGACGTCGCCGCAGGATCTCCCGAAAGCCCGCGCCCTCCTCGAAGAGGCCCTCCAGGCGCTCCAGGCGCCCGCGCTCACCGGGCTGGCCACGCCGGCCGCCTTGGATGCGGCGCTCACCGCCGCAGCCCCCGGGGCGCTCCTGACGCTCAGCCCGACGCTGGTCTATCCCGCGCCGCTCGTCCTCACGCGATCGGTGACGCTCCAGAGTGTCGTGCCGCTCACGCGGATGGATGCGACGACGCCGCTCCCGTCCTTCCGGGGCGGGATCACGATTCCCGCGGATGACGTGACGCTCGTCGGGGTCGAGGTCCGCGCGCCCGATCCGCGTCTGACGATCGTGACGATCGCCGGCGCCCGCGTGACGCTCGATCGGGTGCGGGTGCTCGGCGATCCGGTCCGCGGCGCCAAGCACGGCATCCTGGCGAATGGCAACGGCGCCGTCGTCATCCGGCGCAGTTATGTGGATGACTGTTTCCTGCCGTCACCCGGTGATGACGCGCAAGCGATCCTCGCCTACGACCTGGCGCCGGGATTGTTGATTGACGATAACTTTCTCCGGGCGGGCTCCGAGACGATCCTGATCGGCGGCGGTGACGCCATCACCGCGGCGCGGATGCCGCGCGACGTCACGATCCGCAACAACTGGATCACCGCGAAGCCCGAGTGGATGGCGCTCCCGATCGGGGTCAAAACGCGGCTCGAACTCAAAGCCGTGGACGGCGCGCTCGTCGAGTTGAATCGGATTGAATACTGCTGGCGGCAGGGCCAGGGCGGCTACCTCGTCTCGGCGACGGTGCGCAATCAGACCGGCCACGCGCCGTGGTCGACCATCCGCAATGTCGTGGTGCGCCGCAACGAGCTGATGCACGGGAGCGCCGCCTTCAACCTGTTGGCGCTCGACGATACCCAACCGTCGGTGTCCATGCAGAATGTCACGATCACCGGCAACCGCGTCACGGATCTCAACCCGCTCGAGTATCGCGGCGGGAGCAAACGCATGATCCAGATCGCCGGCGGCCCGGCGGACCTGGCGATCACGCAGAACACCTTCGCGGGGACGGGGCTGACGTCGACGGTCTACTTCACCGGCACGGCCCTGGCGACGAACCTGACGATCACCGGCAACACGTGGCCGCGCACGGCGTACGGGGTGTTCGGCGACGGCGCGAGTGTCGGGCAGGCGTGGCCGCGCTTCGTGACGAGCGGCACGCTCAGCGGCAACGTGGAGACGCCGCCATGAGCGGGCTCCTGTCCTCCGAAGCGCGCGCGCGGATTGCGTTGCGCGTGGCCTACCTGCGCGCCCACGGCGAGCATCTGCCCGGGCCGTTCGGCGACATCACCCCGCACCAACGCGCCGATCTGCAGGAGATGGCGATGCAGATGTTTCGGCGCGATCTCTACTATCCCAATTACGAGCACCGCCTGGTCCGGTGGGGGATTCGGGTGATTCTCGGCACTATTCGCGGCGAGCCCGCCTTGACCTATCACACCCGGGCGCTGCAGCGGTATCGGAGTTGACCTGTGACAATGGACGCTGGCGTGATCGCCGGCATGGTGACGCTCGCGATCGGACAGATCGCGACGCTCTGGCGGCTGTCGATGAACTATCGTAACGCGAGAAACCACGAGGCGGACGTCGCCGAGCGGGCCGCGAACGCCCTCGCCGTCGCCGCGAAGCTCGTCGACGAACGCACGACGCGCGATCGCCAGTGGCTCTTGGAGGACCGGAAGGCGCTCGCCGTCGAGCTCGCGTCGAAAGTGCAGGCGACCGCCGACGCGCTCGCGCTCAAGGTCGCGGCGGACAACGCGGAAGTCGCGAGCGTCAACCGCGCCCACGCCGCCGAACTGGCCCTGCAGACCCGGCACGATCAACTCATGCTCGCGACAACCGTCCAGAAGGCGGAAGGCGTCGCGATCACCGCGGTCGATGCCCTGACGGCGCTCGTGCTCGACAACACCGCGAAAACGGAAGAGGGCACGCTCGCCGCCAAAGCCGCGTATCAGGAAGCCAACCACGTGAACGTCAAGATCGAACATCTCGCGGAAGCGGGCTTGATCGCGGCCGAGAAACCGACCCCCTGGGATCCGGCGAGCCCGGATCGGCGGGCGCCGACACCATGATCCCCGAGGTCGACACCGCCCTCTGGGCGCTCCTCTGCGGCCATCTCGATCGCGCCGCGCATCCGCACGAAACCCGCGCCGCGACACTGGCGCGCCTGCTCGACCCGCGCCATTTCTGCGTGACCTGTGAATTGGAAGTGCCCGATCCCGACGCCGTCGCCCGGCATCGGGCGATGGGCCACTTCCTCTGGCCGCGAGTGAAGGATCCGGTATGACCCCTGACGCCATTCCCGTCGACACGATCACCATCGTCGACAGTCCCGACGTCCGCGCCTGGCCGATCACGACGACGATCACGCGGCTCGACTTCGAGGCCACTGACGTCCGCGTCACCTTCGACAAACGCGACGGCCCGGACCGCTGGCCCGATGTCACGCCGCCCGGCTGGGACGGGCCGATCCAGTTCACGCTCTGGGCGATCATCCGCGTGCGGGGCGAGTGGGTCGCGACCGGGTGTATCGAGTTCTGGCAATCGCGGCTCGGCGTGGGTGGGCCGTTCAGCCACGGCGCGCAGGACTGGTGGATGCGCTCGCCGGCGATGGCGGGACAGCAGCCGCAGCCGGGGGACGAAGTCGGCTTCATGGTCGTGGCGGGCGATCAGCGCCTCAAGGATGTGCGCAGTGTCGAGGAGCGATCGAACATCGTGCTGATCACGGTGCCGGCACAGGATACCGGCGTCTTCACCTTCGCGGCACCTGGCCCCGATCCGGCGCCCCCGCCCGGTCCCGATCCGATCCCGGCGTCGCCCACGGTGACCACGCTCCTCACGCGGATTGCGATCGCCGTTGAAGAACTCGTGCAGATCGTGCGGGCGCAGCGATGACCCCGGCGGGCGAACTGGATGGCAGGGCGACGGTGAACATCCTGCAGGCCGCCGAACGCGCGCAGGTCAGCCGCCGAACGATCTACCACTGGCTCGACGGGGGGAAGCTGGACTATGTGCGGACGCCGGGCGGGCGCGTGCGGATCTTCACGGATTCGCTCTGGCGCGCGAGTCGCGCTCCGTACCGCCGATCGGCCGACGACCCGGCCGACGAGGGGCTGACGCGGCGGGGCTCGCGCTGACCATGAGTCAATTCCGCGACGCCGTCCGCCAGTTGGCCCTCACCCCGTGTCCGTTTTGTGGCGACGATCGCTTGGTCACCCACGACGGGCCGACGTACCACTGCGACGTGTGCGCGAAATCGTGGCTGGTCCTGCCTACCGCCCCGTCTTCGCCAGCACCCGATCCACGCTGAAGTGCTGCGCGTCCTGGGCGGACAGGGGCGGGACGCCGGTCGCCTCCCGCCAGCAGGCCCGGACGAAGGCGGCCAACGTCTCGGCGGCGGCCGGATCGGTCGCGTCCAGGGCGACGGTCCCCATCGTGCGGCTCCCAATGATCACGGTGACGGTCGGCATGGCGCGGCAGTGTAGCAGATCCCGCTTCCTCGTCTGCGTGGCGCTCGATCGGCCCGATGGGCAGGTCTGGGCGGTCCGCACGCGCCGACAGTGGCACACCGCGACGGCGGTCCAGATCGCCGTGCCGCTGACCTCGGTCTTTCGTGGGCGGACCGCGCGCCAACCGCGCGTCTATCTGCGGGGCGTGGGCTGTGTCCGGCGATTGCCCGACGGGACGTTGGCCATCACCGACGCCTAACGCCGCTGTAGCGCGACCGTGATCCCGCCCGGGAGCCCCGTGCAATTCCCGACCACAGCCGGACTCGTCCACGTCACCGTCGATCCGCTCCCCGCACTGCCACTCGCCGCAAAGGTGCCGGTGCAGGCCGTGCCGCTGACGTTGCGCCCGTTGAAGGTGAACGTGCCCGCGAAGCTCGTCGCCGTCGTCGTGCCCGACACCGTGCCGTCAAACGTCAACGCGGTGTAGGTACCCGAGACCGTGGCCCCGGCTTGGGACAAGGACGCGACCATCGCCAGGATGTTCGGGCTGGCATTGCCGGAGGTGTACTGGAACGTCCCCGACCAGCTCCCGGCGACATTCGCGACGGGCGGCGGGGTGGGGGCGAGCGGCGCCGAGCCGCAGGCGCTGAGAACAACCGCGAGGACGAGGACACAGGAGCGGCGACCCATGGGGCACGGACTTTCTGATGCACACGCGCGGGTGACGGGGACGGGAACGCGGGGCGAACGCGGACCTCTGACGCTACGCGCATCGTGGGGCGCTGTCAAACCGTGGAGGTCAACCCGGGCACCGGCGGGCACCGGCGCGCACGCCGGGCGCGGGCCATATTCGCCGACTGACGCCCCAAAGTCCTCTAACTTTTGGTCCAGTCCCACCTGATGGCCGTCCTCTAACTTTCCTGTAACTGCTTGACCTGCTTGGAGCCGGCGCGCGGACTTGAACCGCGGACCTGCTGATTACGAATCAGAGGGGTAGATCGTCGGTTTGTCGTGGTTTGCTGAGCAAATTCACACGCTTACGCCGGTTTCTTCGCCTGCGGCGTCCCGAAGGCGATCACGCGGTTTTGTTGGCCTTTTGGCGGGGTCGCGGATCCGAGTCCTCTAACTTTTTCCCGACGCGGTTTCGGCGCGGCGGCGGCGCGCAACCCGGGCAGGACGGCCGCGAGTAATTCGTGCGGGCCTTCCTGCACCGACACGTTGAGGTGCGTGTACTGCTGCGTTGTCCGGATCTCGCGATGCCCCATGACGTCGGCGCGCAGGCGCTCGGTCAACGCGCCGACAAGGTGGGGATTCGCCAGGATGGTCGCGATCGAATGCCGGATCACATGAAACGTGACGCCGTCGGCCAGGCCCCAGCGCAAGCCGACCGCGTGGACCGCACGGCGCAGTCCTTTCTTGATCGACGTGACGGCCCGCCGG